CTCGCCGGTGTCAACTTCTTCGCGGACTGCCTTGCCTTCAATGCTGAACATACGGTAGGTGCCGTTCTTGACTTTCTGCCAGACGTCTTCATCGGTGACTTTCAGCCCGATCCACCATCCATAGGGGAGCGTTCCTTTCGGAATTCCCATCGCCACCATCTTCGCTTCCGTGAAAACGCAGCTTTCGATAAGCACGGCGACGCCGCCGCGCTCGTGCATCTCGCCGCCGCTGCGGTAAAAGATGACGTACTCATAGACCGCTTTTTCAAGATCGTCGATGTCGATGATGTCCGCTTCTGAATCCTGCACCGCGCTACCATCCGGCAACTCGGCTATTGAAGCCCAACCGAACACCGTGCGACGATCATCGTCTGCTTTCCTCACGGTGAAAAGGCCTTTTTGGATGCCGCTCGGCTCATCACGCGGCTTCTGCCGATAGTAGTCCATAAATGACTTGTTCATGGCACCATCTCCCAAAACGGAAATTCCCTCGCCCCGTTTCGGGGTCGAGGGATGAGGGTGTTGGCCACGCGGGCCGTCAGGTCATGTTTGCAAGTTTCCGATACCAGACGTAAACGTCGTCGAGGTCGTTGAGGTATTGGGCGAGGTGTTCGTCGAGCGTCGGCCTGATTCGTTCGTTGAACTCATCGTAGGTCAGCTCCGTGAGCGTGAAGCGCCACTTCGGGTTCTTCGCATCGAACACAATCCCATTCTTCATGTCCTTCGCAATTTTCCCTTGGATGACGTGCCCGCGCTCGCATCCGATGTCATAGAAAAAGAGGTGTAATCCCTTTTCTTCTTCCCATCTCCCGACGCGCGCCTTAATTGCGATGGACGGGAGACCTTCGCCGTCGTTATCGAAGTTCAGCTTCTTTTCCCTGTCCTTGATGTTGATGACATAAGGCTTCCGCATGTCAAGCATTATACCGTTCCTCCGCCAACCTTGATGATCTTCTCAATGGGTATTCCGTTTAGCTTGGTAATTCCCTCGCGCTTCAAGCTGTCGATTATCGCCTTCCGTTGGGCGGAAGGCACCCTGACTTCCTTAAGCGTATCGAGCGGCAGGCTCCTCCTGAACAATAACTCATTGCTCCGGCTGTAGGTTCCGCTTGTCCGCTGGAAGTGGCTCTCAACGCCGAGGCGGGAAAAGAACGTGCTGTCCGTCGTTCGTCCAAATTCGTCGCTCATGTAGGCGTACCAGTCCGTTCTTTCGAGCGTCTGCTTATCGAACACAAAAACGTAATCGCCAAATGATTTATACCGGCGTTCTCCGTTCGCGATATCGTGGTCGTAAACAATACGGGTGAAAACGCTGTCTGCTCCGCCTGTCGTTATGTCGGTTCCGGAAGATGCGCCCTGAACGAATAGTCCGCGCTCATATCGGCTCGTTGTCGAAAGCAGTTCGCCGCTCTTGAGCACGTTCACTACCGCGTCGGCTTTATCTGCTTCATGATAGAGGTAGGCCACGTTGTACTTTGAGGCAAGCGCGACATTCTCCGGGTCTACCAGCGTGAAGTAACCGTCTGTGACCTTTTTGATTCTTACGCTGTCTACCCGTGCTTGCGTGATTCCGAGACTGTTGAGCGCCTTCTGAATCTGCTGCTCGCTCGCATTTGCCCCGAGTTTCCCGGCAAGTTTTGGGTCATTCTGCCAGATAAGGCGCATCTTCTTGTAACGATCAAGGGCTGCCGGTTCCACATCATCCACCACGTCCATGAGTTTTGCCCGTGAGAGTAGGTCTTGAACCTTCCGGGCTGCGTCATTTCCGTTCGTGGCGAACACTCGGATGTTGAACTTGCCCATCATGGCGCGGGAATCGTTCGCGCATTCCTTGCCGGTGAGGACGAGGATATCATCCCCGTTTCGGATGTACTGCGTCGGAATGCTAAATCGCTGAACTCCGCTACTGGTGAAGTTGATGACGGGCTTCGTGTAGTCCAGCGTCCCTGTGATCGGCTGGAACTGCCAGTTTCCGGCTTTCGCACTTGCGATGTCCTGATTCGCTTGGAGCCATCGGTCGTTCGTGAGCTTGCCGCTCAGTTCATATGCCTCCCTGCCGTCAACGGTGATCTTTCGGAGCGTCGTCTGCATTCCTTCCAGTGCCGATTTGTCTGAGATCAATGATACGCCACTAAGGTCTGCGCCGTCAAGCACCGCATCGAAATCATCCATCGCCTCCCCGAGCTGCGTTATGCCGTCAATCTTGGCCTTTGCGCCAGTGGCCGCCGTAGCCGCCGCCGAAGGCTTGGGCGTGCGTGGGGTCGTGCCGATACCGTAGGCGCGGGCCTTTGCGTCGGCCACAATCTGCTGCGTTTTCGACGGGTCTGAAATCGCCTCGATGAGCTGGCTCTTGTTCATGTTGTAGGCGTATTTGATGCCCTGCTTCTTGGCAACGTCCTTTAAGTCTCCAAGCGACATTCCGGAGAGAGCCTTCGCGGACATCGTCGTGGCCTGAATCGGCTGCGTAGATGCGGCCAGAACATCATCCGCGAAATGGAAGGCTGTCTGTTGCCCCTTCCGCTGCGTGAGAATGTCGCCGTAGAAGGTTTCGAAGGTGGAGCGCAGGTTCTGCTTGCGGAAGACGATCTCGTCCAGTAGATGTTCAGCCTTGCTCCCCTTGCCATAAAGGGATTCGGCGTAATCCCTGAATATCTCCCGATAGGCGGCGTCCGGGACAGCCTCTACTCGCTTGATGTAGGGAAGTATGTCGTTCAGGTCGATGTCGATGTCCCCGCTGGCGAAATTCCTGTACAGCGTGTTGTAGATCGGCTCCGTCTCCCCATATGCCGCGTTCGGGTGGAAGGTCAGGGACATCTTCTTTGCACCGGCGTTCCCGATGTATCGGAACGCCTGCTCCTTGTCGACGCCTATGAGCGTGCCGGTGGCGTCGTCGAGGATGAAGTTTCCGCCGTGGCTGTCGTAATTGCACATCAGCCAGTCGGTGACGTTCTCACGCTGGAGTTGTGTGATGATTTCTTTCGGCGGATTCGCACCGCCGTTCTGCCATTCCTTGAGATTGAACGAATGGTCAATGTTTTCGACCTTGAGCTGTACGGCTCCGAATTTCGTGCCATTCGGAGTGTCAAGCGTAGCGGTCGTGCAGGGAACCGCCGAATCTGGGTCAACGATGCTTTGAACTTTGTAACCGGCCTCCTGAACGTGTGCCCTGAATGGTTCGGCCTTGCCGGTATACTTGCCCTGCGCGGGCTTGAAAATCCATTCTTTGCCTTCGGCGTCCGTGTACTGGTGCATCTCGCCCGTCCCAAGTTGGACACTGCTCTTGTATTCGAGGTCGCCAAGCTCGGGCGGGTCGGGGATCGCGGGCGGCGTGTAGGTGTCGGGCACGGCTTGCTCCGGCTGCTGCACGCTCTCGGGCGAGGGGGCTTCCGCGGGCTGCTGCGCGGGCTGTGGGGCCGCTTGCGGGACGATCTGGATGTTGTCGTAGTCTACGGCGCAGCGGCAGTTTGGGTGTGCTGGGGGGAGCGACTTGCCATTTGAAAATGCGGCTTCAAGCGCAACGATTTCGCCGTCCAGCTTCCCGCACTCCGGGCATACCCGTTCGTCAAACGCGGTCATCCAGCGTTTTTTTATACTGGGCTGAAAGTAGCCGTCTTTGACGTGTTGCTGAATGACAGCATCGGCTCCTGCGTTATAGGCATACGCCATCTCGGTCTGTGCGATGGTAGCTGCCCTGCGCCGGTGCATGCGCTCCGCATAAAGGGCCTGCTTTTTCTGCGCTACCTTCGGGCTGTATCCCTGCTCGATCAGATTGTCATAATAGCGCTTCGTAGTCGCTGCCTGCCGTTGGGTCAGGCCGACGCACGGGCGGATTGCGCGGGCAAGCTGATCGACGGTCATCGTATCAGTAAGCGAGGCTTGACGCACGAGGGAGTTGATGGCCGCAAATTGGGTCTGGCTGATTTCGCGGATGAGCTTCCCGCCCTGCGTCTGGATGAAGCTGTTTATCGTCCCGATTTGCGGGTCGAGAATGGCTCCGCCATAGCTCGCAGCGAGGTCGGAGGCTGCCTGTTTGATGGCCTTCTCTGCCAGTGGCGCGTAATACTGTGCCACAAAGGCGCTGTAATCCTGCTGCCATTGAAGCAGATACTTCATGTCGAGCTGGCCGGCAAATATTGCCTCGCGTAGTTCCTTATAGGTGATCGCGTTCTGCTGCTGCTTCCATTGATGCTGCAAGAAGGTGGCGAGCTTCGGGTTTTGCGTGTCGATGAAGCTGTTGAGCTTGTCGTGGACACTCATTTACTCACCGCCTTGCGTTATCCTTCGTCTTCTTCCTCCGGGGCAATTCCATCGGCATCAATGTCCTGTGCCTCTGCATCCTTCTTTTCGCGGGCCGCGCGCCGCTGCTGGGCGCGTACCCCCTCGTCGAACTGCTGCGCCTCGAGCCTTTCCGGAAGATTTGCGGCTTCACGTACATAGTCCTCGAGCGCTTCGTCCGGCATGATGACACCGCATCCTGTCAGCTCTTTTATGTACGCCGAAAGGTCTTTTAGGTTCGGGGCCTCTACATCCCCGTGCGTCAGCGTCGGGTAGTCCGTGATGCCATTGAAATGATCGGCGTTCATCCCGATCAAACGGGGAATGCCTTGACTGTTGAAGACCTCGCAGATGATATCGAGGTAGGAACCGAGGGCCATGCTGAACAGGGTCGTCTTGTCGCTGCTAAGCGCGAACGAGCCAACGTTCTGATGCCCGAGGAGCAAGAAGTCGCTCATCGTGCACATGGCGATGCGCGTATCGTACCTTTCGATGATTGCGCTGGTGTCGAATTGCCGCCTGCCGCCCGTTGAAAGCAGCTCAAGCGTCCAGCCGAACGGCTTGACAATGCCCTCCGTGGCGTCGCGGCGAATATTCCGCACAATGGCCTCGGCGCGTTGCCGGGTCTCAACCATGACTGGGTCTTCCGTGTTCCATATGTCCGTTTGATCCGGCGGGGTCATCACCGGCAGACCGGCGAGGTCGCGCTCAATTCCAACGCCCTCAATCTCTTGAATCCTGCGCTTGAAGTACCATGCGCGGTACGCTGATCGGAGGATGCTCCGTCCCTCCGGGTTGTTCTTCCGGCTCTTGGTGCGAAAGTGGAGTGCTTTGTCGATGGGGATGGTTGCCATGACGTAAGTCGGGGGCGGGAGCTGGGTCATGCCGGTCAGATTGTCGCTGTTGTCGTACTCCCAGCGGAAAAGTGTTTCCTGCGAGCGAATGGGGAGCTTTTGCCATCCGATCAGGCCGTCCGTGAACTTGCTGCGTGCCCGCGGGTCTCGCTCATTCCCGGCGCGGCGCTTATAGACGATCTCGTGGTAGCTCCAACCAAAAGTCAAAAACGAAAGGACTTCGCTGATCGTATCCGTCCAAGTGTCCTGCATGTCGTTCATGCAACTCTCTACGAACTCGGCGCACTCCTTATCTTTTGCCGTGCTGCCTCCCGGCTGGACGTTCCATGAGCTTTGCCGGATGAGCGTTTCAATGGCATAAAGGATTGCTCCGCACATCTCATCATTCTCCGCCATCTCCCGATAAACCTCGACGCCTCGTTTGCCTTGCAGCTCTCGCAAGAATTCCTCGGAGAAGATGCCCGCATAGCGTCGCTGGCCGATACTGCCGTACTCGATCATGTTGCTCGGCAACAGTCAACACCTCACTTTCTCCAAGGGCTTTCCCTTTGATGCCCGTAATCCGCGGGCGGCAGGGAAGTCATTGGTTTATCCATCAAATACAAAATGCCCTGTACAAGGGCGTCCACCGTGTCTTTGTATTGTCCACGCGGGAAGATGAGCAGGTCATTTATCAGGTCATTCACCCACGGATTGGTCTTTGGGTTTGGAAAATGTACGTTCCCCGCCTCGAAGTAGGGGGTAATCGACATGGCGCGCTCCTCTTTGCTCCCGACAGGGTTAAACTCTACCATGCCGGGGATTTCGCGCTTGAGCTGGCTGACGATTGCAGGGCCATTGGCTTTGTTTTCAACGACCTTTGCACGGGCCGCTGGCCATTTCCCAGATAGCCGCCGCAGCGCGGAAACGCTCTCCACAAACTCCATTTTGTCGTTCACGACGTCGAGTATGTAGATGTCTGCGCCTTTTCTTCCGAGGACGATTCCGGCACACTTGGCGCTGCCCTCGCTTTTTGTGAACGGCATGTCCCAGCTTTGTACCGTCATCGAGAGCGTCGGCGCCATCTGGTACTCGCTGTTCATCCATTCCCGTTTGAATATAATGCCTTCCGCGGGTGCGGGAACCTGCTGCATCTGTCCGGCGTACTGCGCGCTGCCCATTGACTTTTTCAGTTCATCAAGCGTCGATTTATTGAAACGGTCGGGATTGAGCAGGTCTCCCGGCTCGCGGACGATCTCGCGTCCACTCTTGGGGAAGTGAATCACGGTTCGTTCCGTCGCTTCCGAAGGGAGGCAGACATGTTCATACCCCAACTCCTCGCTGAGGATGTATCCGGTAAGGTCTTTCTCGTGCAACCTCTGCATGATGAGAATGAACGCGCCTGCGTTTGGGTTGTTGAGCCGGGTCTGCAATGTTCCAGTGAAGAAGTTGATAGACGCGGCCCGTTCCGCCTCGGAACCCGCCATCTTCGGGTTCTGCGGGTCGTCGATTATGATGACGTCGCCGCCCATGCCGGTCAGGGAACCGCCCACGGTTGTGGCGAACATGTAGCCTTGGTGGTCGTTCTCGAAAAGTGCTTGCCGGTTTAGGTCGCTCTTGAGCTGGTAAACATGGCCCCATTGCTCGCGGTACCAGTCGCTCTGGATAATATCGCGGGCTTTCATGTTGTGGTTGCGTACCAGCTCGTCGCTGTAGCTGACCTTGACAAACCGCATTTCTGGCCGCTTTATCCACGACCATGCCGGGTAACAGACCGATACGTGGATGCTTTTCATGTGGCGTGGAGGGATGTTGATGATGAGCCTACGAATCTCGCCGTCGTTTACCGCCTGCATGTACTCGCTTATCAGGTCAATATGCCAGTTGTGAATGTAGGGTGTTCCGGGTTCCAATACCGGCCACGCCTGCCTGATAAACTCCGAGAGGCTCCGCTTTGCCCACGCCGCCTGAAATTCGGCCTTGGGGATGATCGGTAGGCCGCCAACCTGCATTATGCGCCCCAACCTCATCCCTCCTTGTCGCCTCTGAACATATCGCAAAGGGCTTCGTACTGAGCGAGCTGCTCGTCTGTCATCTCGTCCATCTTCTCCCTGATGGCGTTGATGTCGAGTTCGTTCTCCGTTTTTTCCTCCGCGGGTTCCGCAGCTGAATCTTGAGCTTGGATTGCCGTTGGCGTATCCTTGTCGTACCCCGCCTCGTCCAGTCGGTTGTATCGCTCGAGCTTTGTGGCCTTGTCGAGGAAGTCGAGCATCAGCTTTGGGGTGAGCTTTTCTGCGGGTAAGTCCTCGAGGGCCTTTACCGCGCGCTCTTGTAGCTTCATGGCAATGCGGATATGCCGGTTGGTCATGCTCCGCACGTCTTTTACCGCCTGTTCCCGAGCTTTTTTGTCGAGGTCGCGGTCGTAGGCTCGCACCCGCTCGACCCAGAACCATTGGCTGCTCCACCTATCCATGAGCGTTTTGCTCTTGCCCAACTGTTGCGCAACACGCGCCGTGCTCCGTCGAACCCCGAGGTTCCTGTAGACACTGAATGCCTCAAACGCCTTCGTGGATTCGCCCGGCTGCTGTTCCCACAGGGTTTCGGGTGCCTCCTTGCATCTCGGCATTCTATCACCTCCCGTCACTTAGCGGCGGTAGGTGCGGAAGGTTCTGCGCCCGTTATCCAGAACAGCGTTTCCTCTGGCCGGAGGCC